ACACTAAAGAGATTTGGATATACAGGAAAGATTTATATTATAATCGACAATGAAGATAAAAGTGCAGATGATTATTACAAAAACTTTGAGAATGTAGTAATGTTTAATAAGGAAGAAGTAGCAAAAACATTTGATGAAGGGGATAATTTTGGAGATAGAAGGTCAATAGTATATGCAAGAAATGCTTGTTTTGAGATTGCTAAAGAATTAGGTATAACATACTTTGTGCAATTTGATGATGACTATACAGACTTTAGTTATAGATTTAATGGAGAGTTGTCTTATAATAATGAGAAAAGATGTATTAATGGAGTGGAAGAGGTTTTTCAAATAAATAAATTAGATAATATGTTTTCTTTGATTTTGAATTATTATAAAACAATTCCAGCAAAGGCAATAGCAATATCTCAGAATGGAGATTGGATAGGTGGAAAGGATAGTAGTTGGGCTAAAGAATTAAAGCTCAAAAGAAAATGTATGAATAGCTTTTTTTGTAGTACAGAAAGACCTTTTAAATTTACAGGGAGAATTAATGAAGATGTTAATACTTACACAACCTCAGCTAGTAAGGGTGATTTATTTTTAACTATACCCAATGTATCATTAAAGCAAACAGATACACAAAGCAATAAAGGTGGTATGTCTGACATTTATGCAAATCAAGGAACTTATATAAAGTCTTTTTATTCTGTTATGTTTAGTCCATCAGCAGTAAAGGTAGCTCCTATGGGAACACTTCAAAGACTACATCATAGGGTGAGTTGGAACAATGCTATTCCAGTAATATTAAATGAAAAACATAAAAAGTAATGGAACAAAATAGAACACAAATCAACAAAGACAGAATGTTAAAGGCTTTAGAGTCAAGTCTAGGAGTAATTACTACTGCATTAAAGGCAACTGACTTATCAAGAACTAACTTTTATAAATGGCTACAAGAAGATGAAGAATTTGCTAAGGCAGTTTCAGAAGTACAAAACATTGAGAATGACTTTATTAAGTCTAAGTATTATGAATGCGTAAAAGACAAAGTACCTTCAGTTGTAATACACGCAGCAAAGACAAGGCTTGGTTGGAATGAAACAAATAGACTAGACATAACTTCAGGAGATAAAGCAATCAATATGCCTGTCATAACATTTGTAGATACTGATACTGAATAGTAAATATAATCCTTTATTTGAATCTGACTGCCGGTACTTTATAATAACAGGAGGTAGGGGTTCTGGTAAGTCTTATGCTGTTACAGTCTTTCTGACATTACTTACAATGTCAAAAGGAATAAGGATATTATTTACAAGATTCACAATGGTGTCAGCTCACTTGTCAATCATTCCTGAGTTCTTAGAAAAGATAAGCCTATTGGGGTTTGAGAGTATCTTTAGTATTAATAAAGCTGAAGTAGTTAATTTAGGAAATCAATCAGACATTCTATTTAGAGGCATAAAGACTTCTTCAGGGAATCAAACGGCTAGGCTAAAGTCATTACAAGGAATAAGCACTTGGGTATTAGATGAATCCGAAGAACTTATTGATGAAGATATATTTGATACAATAGACCTTAGCATTAGAGAAAAGGATATTCAGAATAGAATTATACTTATATTAAATCCTGTCACTAAAGAGCATTGGCTTTATAAAAGGTTCTTTGAGGAAAAAGGTGTTGAAGGTGGTTTTAATGGCATTAAAGACAATGTGTGTTATATCCATAGCACATACCTAGACAATAAAGAAAACCTCTCTGAGAGCTTCCTAGAGCGTATTAAGACTATAAAGCATAATAACTTTAAAAAGTACACGCATAAAATCTTAGGCGGATGGTTAGATAAAGCCGAAGGAGTAGTCTTTGATAATTGGAGTATAGGAGAATTTAATCCTGACAACTTACAGACTTCTTGTGGAATGGACTTTGGCTTTAGTATAGACCCAGATTCATTAACTGAAGTGGCTATCGATAAGAAGCACAAGAAGATATATCTTAAAGAACATATCTATCGGAATGGATTGAAGTCGCATGAACTAGCTACAATCATTTTAGACAAAGTAGAAAGCAAACTTATCATAGCCGATTCAGCAGAGCCGAGACTTATTGCAGACCTCAGACATTTGGGAGTAAACATTAAGGCTGTTAAAAAAGGAACTATTGAAAGTGGAATAACTCGTATGCAAGACTATCATTTAGTAGTATCACCTGAAAGCACGAACATAGCTAAAGAGCTGAATAATTATGCCTATCAAGACAAGGGGTCGAAGTTATATATTGACAATTACAACCACGCAATAGACGGAATAAGGTACAATGTCATATATCATTTAGACAATCCTAATGCTGGAAAGTATTTTGTGCAATAAAAAAAGGGGAGAGAACAAAAATCTCAACCCCTTTTTAAAACAAGAATAATGAAGAACGTGGCAAACATACACATTTTAAACGATTTATTAACTAATTCTATTATATATATATAAACTACTATGAAAGTAAAGATTAAAAAAGAAGGAAAGAAAGAAACGTACAACTTAATTGATTCTTGGTCAGATGTAACACTTGAAAAGTGGATGCAAATAATTGATATTGAAACAGGGAGTAAGACTAAAGAAGCAGAAGAAACAATAGCAGCATTCTCAGATATTCCTAAGAAGTTAGTCAAGGAACTACCATTAAAAGATGTAGCTATTATAATGGAGAAGGTAGCAGAGCTACAAACTAAGCAGGATGCCTTATTAAAAAAGGTGATAGAAATAGATGGAGTTGAATATGGAATGCACCCTGACCTAGATGAGATTACGCTTGGTGAGTATGCCGACATTGAAACGTTTATAAAAGATGGACTTGAAAAGAATATGCCTGAACTGATGGCGGTTTTGTTTAGACCGATTATAGAAAGAAAGAATGATATTTATACTATTGAAGCTTATACTGGAGATATTAGGATTAGGTCGGAAGAAATGAAGAAGATGTCAGCAGAGCAAGTGCAAAGTTGTTTAGTTTTTTTTTGGCATTTCGTAAACGCATTATATCTGACTTTGCCATCATATTTGATTCAGACAGCGGACCAGATAGTGGACAAATTACAGACGGAAACTTTGCAGAACGCTGGATGTGGTACGGAGTGATGCACAGGCTTTGCAATCAAGACCTGAGTAAACTAGAAAGCATTACAAAACTTAACTTGTTAGAGTGCTTAACTTGGTTAAGTTATGAAACGGATTTAAATTTAAGTAAAACAGTAACTAGAGATGATAGCTAATAAAACGTACAATAATGCCATAGATACCTTAAAACAATTAGGTACTGAGCATAAGCAAATAGCAACCACTACAACAGGGGATATTTGGAAAATAGATATGAACGAAACTTTGTTTCCTTTGTTTCATATAAATCCTGTGAATGTAACAACAGGGCAGTCAGAATTGACTTACAACTTTCAGTTATTTGTTATGGATGCTGTAACGGAAAAAGAGGATTGGACACAGGATAACTTTCAGTCGGCTGACTATCTAAGTAATGAGCAAGAAGTAATGTCTAGTTGTTTGCAGATTTGTGTAGATATTATTGGGATGTTTAGGCATAGTAAGTGGCAATCAGCTCACTATCAAGGAACGCTAGATATTGATGCGCCTGTTTACTTTACAGATGGTGAATATACTTTAGAACCATTCCAAGAACGCTTTGACGACCTTTTGACAGGCTGGGTATTCTCCATAGGCATAGTAGTAGAGAATGACTTTCAGACTTGTATAATTCCTGTTGCAAATAATCCAATAGGGAAATAATGTGTAAATTTAAAATAGGAAAATATAAAATAGAAATAGGATTTTTTAAAATAACAATAAAATTATAATTATGGCAGATTTAACAACAACGGTAACCGAGTCGGTAGTCTTGAACGGAGCATTACGAGGCAATACTAACACGGTAACAACAACAGGAATTAATAACGTATTTGAAAGAATAGTAACTTGTATTAATTCACAAGTAACAACAGTAGCAGTATTTGATACAGCACCTTTTACTTCAGCAGGAGCAATAGATGTTCAGAATGCTCGGTATATTAGAATCACAAACTTGGATGCAGATGCTTGGATTGAAGTAGCAGTTGTAACTACAGCTTCTAATTATCAAGTATTACTAACTCCAGGAAACTCACATATCCTTGCACAAGGAGAAGCAGTTGCATTAGCAGAAGAAGATACAAGTCCTTCATTTGGTACGTTAGAAAACTTAACATCTATACAAGTAAAACCTGTTGGGGTTTCTTTTGACCCACAAGTATCAGTATTTGTAGCAGCTATCTAATGGACACTACAAGCCTAGAAAATTACTTAGATTCTTTTGGCAGGAAAGTTGTAGCAGATGCTAAGGCTAACTTACAAAAAGACAAAGGTAGTACGGCATTAGGGCAGTCAATTAGATTTGAAGTAGTACCTACTGCAACAGGTTTTAGTACTCAGTTTTATATGTTAGACTACGGAACTTATTTAGACAAAGGAGTTTCAGGGAATAAACAAAAGCGTTCTTATACAAGCTATAAAGGTGCGGTAGCTTCAAGCCCTTATAGTTATACAACAAAAGGACCGCCTATTGATATTCTTTCTAAATGGATTAAAATGAAAGGAATAAAAGGACACGGAGTAAAGAAAGGTAGGTCTAAAAAGACTGGGCAATACATCTCAGGCTTCGCCTACTTAATAAGTAGAAAAATTAAAAGAGATGGAATTAAAAGTCTTAGCTTCTTTCAAGAACCTTTAGGGGTAGAATATGAAAAACTAAAAGAAGGACTGCTAACAGAATTAAAATTAGATATTGAAAACTATCTTACAACTTTTTATAGACCAAAGTAAATTAAAAAATTATGGCAGTATCAATAGACCAACGACCACTCTACACAGTCCTTCCAATAGGGCAGCAAGTAATATTCTCAGTATCAGAACCTACAATAGTAGCTAATAGATTTAAGGTAAAGTTTATTGCTGAAGTCCATGTAAGCAACACGGCTATAAATTTATCAAGTACAACTGATATTATAGGAACTTTCAAGACCACACCTAATAATGCAGGAGTTGGAATCTTTGATTTAAGACCTATATTAGAAACTTTTGTAAGCACTGATAATGAGCCAAGTTCAACTGCTAATGCAACATATAAAGGCATACCTCACTCTATCAGCACTTTTCCTATTCACTTGATTGACAAATTTACTTTAAGTGATAATAGTATAAAATATTTTGCTATTCAGTTTAAAATAGAATTTTCAGAGACGGCTACTGGTTCTATCCTTCCGCCTGGAGAGGGTAGTAATACTGGGAATTCAGAAAATTCAGAACAATACACAATGTTTAATGGAGTGCTTCAATATGATGATGTTCTTACTGAAAGTTTATACGGAAATAACTATGGGTACAACCTAAACGAATTTTATTTAGATGATTCTAGTGCTAAGTTTCTAAGTAATGCACCAACTACTCAATATGCAAGGCTTACAGATTATGGAACATTCCCTTTTTTAAATTTTGTTCCAAATTCAACAGACAAGGTTACCTCTATGACTTTAAAATATTATAATAGCTCAGATGTTCAGCTTGGAACTGATGAAGATGTTCCCAACCAGACTTCAAATGGTGGTGTAGCTTCAGTAGGGGATTCTAATACTATGCTAAATTATTTTGGGGGCTTTCCTGCAAACCTTGATGGCTGGTCTACTATTTGGGACACTCACAAAGCAAATATTAGTTACTATACTATTCAAGATAGTGATGGCGATAGCGTATTATACAGAGTTAATATCCTTTGCCCTAACCTTAAAGGATTTGAAGCCGTAAGACTTGCATGGCTTAATCAATGGGGAACTTGGGATTACTATACTTTCAACATGAAGTCCACTAGGTCTATTAAAACTAAAAGAATTTCTTATACTCAATTAGGTGGAACTTGGAATGAAAGTACTTTTAAGATTTCAGGATGGAAAGGTGGTAAGAAAAACTTTAGAGTAAATTCAACGGAAAACATTAAATTAAATACAGACTTTGTTACTGAAGCAGAGGGTGTATGGTTTGAAGAACTTATAAATAGTAATGAAGTCTATATAGTTAATGGATTTTCAGCAGATACTTCTAATACTATAACTAATAAATATATAGACCCTGTAGTCTTAACCACTTCTAGTTATGTTAAAAAGACAATAGCAAATGACAAACTTATGCAATATACTATTGAAATTGAAAAGAGTAAAATGAAAAGAACACAGGCTGTCTAATGAGTACTCAACTAATTTTATATCCACAAAGCTATAAGGGAAGTTATAGTTCTATTGGAAGTGTGTACTCGTTTTTAGTAGATGGCATTAACTTTAATAGCATAAATGCGTCAACCTCTTATGATGCAACCAATACGCCTTCAAATCTTGGTGTTAAACAAGCAATAGTCTTTCAGAACGCAACTGGAATTATTGTAAATACTTGGTATCGTGTTAGGAGTAATTGGACTGGTTCACCTGCATTACCTTTACAATCATCTGGTAATTTAGTTTTAGATAGTGTTTCTCCTGGTTCTTTTTGTGGTGTATATCAAAGGCTTTCAAATCTTGTTGTCGGTTCTGTATATACTGTAACAGTTGATATGACTGGTGTGGTAGGTAGTGATTTTTATGTTCAGAGTGTTAATGGTACAACTCTAAACCCAATGAACATCAGTTTTGTTCCAACAACACAACCTCAGGTTACTTATACTTTTACAGCACAATCACCTACAGATATTATAACTTTTTGGCTATCCAGTTCAATCACATCTTCATTAACGATAAGCAATATATCTATAACGACTTCTGTTATTGACCCTACTCAGGTTTTTACTGACTTAATAGATGGACAAGTCATTTGCGATTTATACCAAGAAGAAGATATACCCTTAACTTTAAGTGTTGATGACTTTAAGAATGTAGCTGAACAAGTCAAGTCTTATTCAAAAGACTTTAATCTGCCTGCAACCAAAAGAAACAATCAAATCTTTAACAATATGTTTGAGGTTACAAGAGCAGATGATGGCTTGATATTTAATCCTTATGTAAAAACTAAGTGTGTATTAAAGCAAGATGGCTTTATTCTATTTGAAGGGTATTTAAGACTTATAGATATTAAAGACAAAGAAGGCGAAATAAGTTATAATGTCAATCTTTATTCAGAAGTAATAGCTTTAGCTGACCTTTTGAAAGACGCTACTTTTGAAGATTTAGATTTTACAGAACTGAGACATGAATATAATAAAACAGAAATAAAAAGAAGTTGGAACGAAAGCCCTGACCCTAGTATAACATACACAAACCCATCAACTTCAGGATTCAGAGAAACTTATGATACTTTAAGATACCCTTTTATAGATTGGACACACCAATACATAGTAGGTGGTACAAACCCCATAGCCACTAGCGCAACAATAGGAAACCCTGAACTAATCTCATTAGAACAATCCTTCAGACCTTGTGTCCAATTAAAATATTTAATTAATAAAATCTTTGCAGCTTCAGGATTTAATTTTACTTCTAATTTCTTTGATAGTGCAGACTTTGGAAAACTTTATATGGACTTTAATTGGGGACCAGGTACTACTCCTGTTGCAACTGGTATTAGTTGGTATTATTGCTTATATGTAGGGGAAGCGTTTACTGGTGCGCTACCTGCAGGAACTAATTATGCAACAACAAGTTATACTCCTTTATGGCTTAGCAACACCATCCCACTGGTCGGAACATCCACACCACCGAATTATGATATATCTACATTTATTATAACCTCAACAGTCGTTAACGAAACTTATCAGGCTTCTGGGACTGTATTTCAAGTTGAAAATACTGATAGTGTTTCAAGAGATGTAGAATTCCAATGGCTATACAATTCAACGCAAATAAATTATTCAGGAGTTATTACACTTGCAGCAGGAGCAACTCATACTTATACAGGTACTTTTATTCAAACAATGGTAAACATTGGAGATACTTTACAAGTTCAATTTAAAGCAAGTTCAGCAGGTGTAGTGAAGCAAACAACAAATCCTGACCCACTCAGTACTTCTGTAGCTATTGGAGTTGGAATATTGTCTGCTGACCCAATTACATTACTTACACTAAGAGGTGAACTAGGACAATGGGATTTCCTAAAAGGTATTATGACTATGTTTAATTTAGTTACTATGGTAGATGAATCCGACCCTAATAATATCTTAATAGAACCCTATGCTGATGTATTTATAAAAAATACAAATAGTCTTACTCCAACTACTCCTAGTGATAATAGTTTAGCTGCTAGAAGTATAGAACACGATTGGACAGACAAAGTAGATGTTTCAGAAATGGAATTAAAGCCCCTGACTGACTTAAATAAAACTACGATTTTTAAGTTTGTTGAAGATGATGATGACTATATATTCCAACAATTTAAAAAGGCACAGTTTGGACACTTATATGGAAGTGTAGAAAGAGATGCTTCTACTTCTACCAATAATATGCCTACTATTTTTCAAGGTACTAAGGAAATAATAGCTGAGCCATTTGCTGCTACTGTTTCAAAACCGCTAGATGACCAGTTTGCTGATTTTATAGTGCCTACTGTATATGCTAAGACTGATGATGGAACTGAAGGTTTTGATAATTCTCCTAGAATATTTTATAATAACGGAATTAAAAGTACAGGGGCTTCTTATTATATACCAGCACAGAATGGGCAATCTTCTGAAAACCAACCTGACTTCTTGCAGTTTAGTCATTTGTCAGATGTTCCTACGATAGCAGCTTCTAGGGACTTTGTATTTAAAAGCGAACAGCTTATTATTGAATTAGGAAGCCCACCAGTAGATAATTTATTCTCTATTTATTGGGAGCCTTATTTTAATGAGTTGTACCATCCAGACACAAGGACAATGATTTTAAAAGTAAATCTAAGTGCTTCAGATATAGCGTCTTTTAAATTCTATGACACCGTCTTTATTAAGAACAGGTCTTTCAGGGTAAACAAGATTGAATATAAGCCAAACAGCTTGGCAAAAGTTGAATTTATACTAATATAATGGAATACTTAACAGGATATACAATAAAACCCTATCAGACTTTAGGTTCAGGTGAAGTGATTTTTACTGATGGAACGAATACTGAGATAAGAGCAAACCAAGTACAATGTGAGGCTTATGGATATACCTATGACAACGATTCAGGAACTTGTAGTGCTTTTAGATATAATACAAACTTAAATAGAAACATAAGTAATATAAACAATAAAAACAACGGAGCAGGAAACACTACTGAATTAGGTTCTAATACTATTCAAGTAAATGGGTCTAATAACACTACTAAAGGGTTTAATAATAACTGCTTTATAAATGGGAATGCAAATGAGATAGCAAATGCCGTAAATAATGCAACTGTTGTTGGTACATTAGCAGAAGCAACAGATACTAACTCTATCGTTTTAGGGGGAAATACGGTAGGAGATATTTTAGGCGAAAGACAGAATATAACAATTATGTTCGGAGCAACAACTACTGATAATACTACAACAGATGCTTATCTAAACAATGCAATAGTCGCAACTTATTTTAAAATTCCTCTCAACACAATAGTAGCTTTTCAAACCGAAACAGTAGCTGTTAGAATAGGGGGTACAGGTGCAGGTGCTATAGGAGATTTTAAAGCCTTTATAGAGGTAGGGGCTGCAATTGGCGATAGGACTGGTGGAATAACAGTAGACAAATCAAGAACTATAATAGCTAATGTGGGTACTACTACAGGGTGGATTTCAGATGTTGTGGGTTCAGGAACAAATTTTATACAACAGGTAAAAGGAGCAAATAACAGAACAATAGAGTGGGTTACTACAATGAGGATTACACAACTTAAAACAGAAGTAGACATACCATAAACAATAAAACAATGGCAAAAGAAATATTAGAATTAGAAGTTAAATCAAATATAAAATCAGTAACAACTGAAACTAAAGATTGGAATAAGGAATTGAAGGAAGTAACAAGCTCTATTGACCTTCAGAAACAGATTATCAACGAGCAGACAATGGCTCTGCTAGAACTTAAAAAACAACAAACTGTTAATTCAGATTGGGAAAATGCTGTTCAAAAGCTACCTAGAAGAATAGCTGACGCTACCATTGAACTTAAAGGTGAGAAAATAGCTTTAAAAGGATTACAAAATGAACAAAAAACAGCGACAGACGCAGTAAAGGACTTTAATCAGGAACAGAAAGAGCAAGACAACCTTCTAAAAAGCGGAATAGGAAACTTTAAGGTAATGGGAGTGTCCTTAAATGGAGTTAAAAAAGCCTTTGGCAAAATAATTCCTACGGCAAAGTTAATGTTCGGTACTATTAAGGCTGGATTAATAAGTACAGGAATAGGTGCTTTAGTTGTTGCTTTTGGTACATTAATGGCTTGGTTTACTAAAACTAAAGTAGGTGCAGAGGCATTAGCTAAAATCTTTGCTGGTGTCGGTGCAGCTGTTAGTGTAATAGTAGATAGGATTACAGGCTTTGCTACTGCTGTTGGGAAATTGTTTAGTGGTGATATTAAGGGAGCTTTAACAGGAATGAAAGAATCCTTTACAGGTATTGGTACTGAGATGACGAAAGAGATTGCTTTAGCAATAGCTCTAAAACAAAGTCTACAAGATTTAGCAGATAGTGAAAGGGAATTGAGTGTTGAAACGGCACAAAGAAGGGCAGAAATAGAAGATTTAAAAAGAAAGGCTGATGACCTTAATTTAACTGAAGAAGAAAGAATTGACGCTTTACAAAGGGCAGCTACAATAGAGCAAGACTTAATGGATAAGAGGGTCGCAAATGCTGAGGAGGCACTTAGAATACAGCAGGGTCAAATGTCCATGAGTAATAATATGAAAGAGGATTTACAAGAGTTAGCAAACTTAGAAATAAATCTAGCTAATATAAGGCGAGAAAGCTCCACAATGCAAAGAACTCTGCAAAGGAAAGAAAATGCTATAAGTAAGCAAGTGGAAACTCAAAAGAAAGCTAGACATGCGGCATATAAGTCAAGGAAAGCAGAAGAAAGAAGGATTCAAAATGCACTCATTACGGATGCAAATGAGAGACTAGCAGCGTCATATATTGAACAACTTAGTGGAGCAAAGGCTAAAGAACTAGCAATATTCCAGTTAAGAATGGATAGAGAGGAGGCGGAGATTAAAGCAGCTTTTAAGGGTAAGAGAAATGAAGAAAAGAGGGAGAAGCTTTTAACTAAACTCTATACTTTTACCTCAGTTGAGAGATTAAAAATTACAGACAAATTTGATAAGATAGTAGAAGAAAATGCGAAAAATAGAGAAAGAAGAATACAAGATATAGAAAATGAAACACTCTTAATGTCAATATCTAATGAGAGAGATAAGGAAGATAAATTGCTGAAAATACAAGAAAAAGCAGACCTAGACGCTGTTGAAAACTTAGTTAAAAAAGAAGAGTATATAAAAGCGATAGAAGATAAGTACGAAAAAATAAGAGAGAAAAGGGGAGAAAAAAGAGGCAAGCAGGATAAAGCAGTAGCTAAAGCAAGTACAAATGACCAAATATCTGCTGCTGGAGATTTAGCAGGAGCTTTAAGTTCATTAGCTGGAGATAATAAAGAACTAGCAGCAGCAAGTGCAATAATATCTACTTATGTAGGTGCGAACAAAGCCTTTGCTCAAGGTGGTATAGCAGGATATGTAGGAGCAGCAGCAATAATTATTTCAGGACTTGCTAATGTCAAGAAAATATATGCGCAAGATGTAGGTGATGGTGGTGGCGGTGGTGGTGGCGTAACTGCTATTGCTGCACCCCCAGCACCAGAAATGATGTCAGGAGCTTTTGAATTAACAGGTGGGCAAGAAGTAGAACCTGTACATGCTTACGTTGTGAGTGATGACATCACAGATAGCCAAAATGGACTTGCAATAATAAGACGTAGAGCTACTATCTAAAATCAAATAAACTAACTAAATATCTATTATATACCAAAGACTATACTATGCCATGTACTAAATGCGACGAAGGATTATATAAATGGGGTGAAACAGGGGCTTGTGAATATGACACCTTACAAGAATGTGAAGAAGCTAATCACTCCTATGAAGAAATGAAAACCACTTCTATTGTAGAATTGGTAATTGATGGTAATGAGGAACTTGCTATAGACGCAATAAGCCTTGTATCAGCACCAGCCATAGAACAGGACTTTGTATTCTTTGGAAAAGAGAAAAACAACTTGACCTTTGCTAAAGTAGATGAAGAAAAGCGTATGCTCATTTCACCAGCTTTAATTCCTGATAAGCAAATTTTCAGGCACGACCCTAATACAGACTCAGACTACTATGTTTTCTTTTCAAAAGACACCGTAAGACAGGCTTCTGAACTTTACTTAAAAAACAATAACCACCACAAAGCTACTCAGGAACACTCAGAAAGAGTATCAGGAGTTTTAACTGTTGAGTCTTGGATAATTGACGACCCTAAAATGGATAAATCTGCTCTGTACGGATTCTCACTTCCTAAAGGGACTTGGATGGTTTCTATGCGCATAACCAATGACGAAATTTGGAAAGAGATAAAATCAGGAACTTTGAAGGGATTATCAATCGAAGGTTACTTCACGGACAAGATGGAAAAGATGGCAGAGACCACTCCAACAGACCAACAAATACTAGATGCTCTGAATGAAATAATTACAAAATCAAATAAATAGTAAAAGATTCTATTATATACCAAACACACTTAAAAAGAAACTATGGATTTAAAAAAGCAAATATTAGTAGCACTTGGTCTTGACAAAGAAGAAGTGACTCTCGCATGGCAGTCAAAGTTGGAAGATGGAACTATTGTCGTATCTACGGCAGAAACTTTAGAAGCAGGCGTGGATGCGTCAGTTCTGACTGAGGATGGCACGACAATCCCTTTACCGATTGGAACGTACAAGACGGAAGATGGCTTAACATTCAGAATTGAAGAAGAAGGAGTAGTTGCTGAGGTAATGGAATCTGAAACTGAAGAAAAAGAAGAAGCGTCTGAAGAAGTTGAAGCAGCAGAAGATGATGACAAAGAAGCTGATGTTGGAGATTGGAAAGGTTTAGAAAAACGAATCGAGAATCTCGAAATAGCGGTTGCTCATTTAAAAGAAGATAAAGAAGGTGGGGATGATGAGGTTGAAGCGTCAGAAGAAATGGCTGAAGAAGTAACTGAGCCTTCTATAAATCCAAAGACTATAACTACTAAAGAAGTAAAAGAATTTTCAGCAGAAGAAGAATTAGAAAATTTAAAAGCTGAGAATGAAAAACTTAAAACGGAATTAGCAGAATCACCTGCTGAAGCTCCTATCAATACAAACAAATTTAGCTCAGAAAGAGCAACTCCTACTAAGCAAGATTTCAGAAGAATGACAAAGCAGGAAAAGTTCTTATACGAACTATACAAATAAAATAATAATTTAAAAAAATAAAAACATGGCGTTTACTACGACTTCAAATTTTGCAGGGAAAGCCGCTGGATTCTACATCAGCGCTGCATTAAAAGCTTCAAACTCACTTGACTATTTAACATTAATAGAAAATATCAAGTATAAAAGTAACATACAGGCTATGAATAACACAGTATCAGCTGTTGCTGACGCTACGTGTGATTTCACAGGAGCAGGAACACTTGCTTTAACTGAAAAGGTATTAGAACCTAAAAATCTACAAATTAACCTTGACCTTTGCAAATCTACTCTTTTAGATTCTTGGGAAGCCCTACAAATGAGAGCAGGGGCAGGAGCACCACCACCTGCATCTTTTGATGATTATGTTATCTCTTATATGGGAGAAATTATAGCAGAAGCAACTGAAAACTCTATATGGAGTGGAACGGCAGTAGCAGGACAATTCAACGGATTCTTAGGATTAGTAACAGGTCTTTTATTACCTGGACCTGACCCTACAGTAGTTCAAGATGCAGCAGCAGCAGCACCTTATACAGCAGGTAATATCATAGCTAACTTGCAATCAGCAGTAGCAAATATTCCTACAACAACTTTAGGTAAAGAAGACTACATTGGGGCAGTATCTACTTTAGGATATGTTAATGCTTACAATATGAATGGTGATTACGTACCAATGTTTGAAGGGTACAAATTAGCTGTATGTAATGGAATGGAAGAAAATCAAATGGTAGTAGCTCAAAAATCTAACCTGTTCTTCGGAACTGACTTGGTTTCAGACGCTACTCGTATAACTTTGATGGATATGGCTGCTCTTGATGGAAGCGATAATATGCGAATGGTTGCAAGATATTCTGCTGGTGTTCAAACAGGAACAGGAGCTGATATTGTAAGACAATCATAATAACACAAAGAAGGGGGCATAAAAGCTCCCTACTTTTTAACTTTTAAAAAAATAAAAA